AATTCATCGTTATCAGGATTAACAGCGGGTTCAAAATACTTTTTAAGCGCAACGGCTGGATTAGCTACTTTAACAGCTCCAACGGCTGCGGGTCAATTTGTGCAGTGTTTAGGTATCGCCACAAGTACAACAAGTTTACACGTTAATCTGCAAGAGCCAATTTTAAGAGCATAAACAATGGCTAAAGTACTGACAATAAACACAGTCGGGAATGTTCAAGAAGTAGAAAATAGAATTACTATTGCTTTAACTGCTCAAAGTGTAACTGCGGGAGGTGCAATTGGTACGGACTACATTTATTTATGTACAGGAACGTGTACAATAACTTTACCGTCAGCGGTTGGTAATTTTAATAAATATACAATTAAGAACACAACGGGAACTGATACTATTAACACAACATCTTTACAAACAATAGACGGATCTACTTCTATTCAGTTATTAGTAGAAAATCAAAGTGTAGACATAATCTCAAACACAACCAATTGGTTAATAATTTAGAAAATGGCGTATAATCCACAAAATCCTAACGGACAGGCAACAGCAGCCAACTCTTCACCAGTAGTTATAGCAAGTAATCAATCTAAAATTCCTGTAGAAATTGCCGAAACTCAAAGCGATATACATGGGCAACTTATAGGAGTTACACGTATTACACAATTAGTCACAAAATTCTTTCAGCAAACACCACAAAATGCTTTAAACATTACACTTAGTGGTGGAGCTACAACTTCAAGTGGCATAGGTACTGGGATTTTTTCAACAGGCACAGGTGCAACGGCATCAGTTTTAGCACAAACACCTGCAACCATTTTATATTCTGCACAATACGAAGCATGGGCAGTATTATCAGGAGCATATACAGCTCCTACATCGGCAGCAAGTTTACAAAGATTAGGAGTTTTACCAACAATAGATGGTCTTGCTTTTGGGTATAACGGATTAACTTTTGGATTATGGACTAGGTTTAATAGTGTAGACACATTTACACCACAATCATCTTGGAATAAAGATGTTTTAAACGGTGCGTCAACATCTACATTTAGAAGCAATAATATTCCAGTAGCTTTAGCACCTACAAATATGAATATGTATCGTATTCGTTATGGTTGGTACGGAGCGGTAACTGCTTATTTTGAAGTTTATGCCCCTGATGGTAGTTGGGTTTTAGTGCATCAAGTACGAACTGCTAACTCGCAAGGGGCTGTAAATATGACAAACCCAAATCTGCCTATGACGGTTGAAGTAAGTAAAACCGCTTCGGATGCTACAAACTTATCAATTACTTGTGGTGGATGGGCAGCAGGAGTTACAGCACCTACAACAGGTATGTTAATGTCAGGACAGCAAAACATAGCTGCTTTAAATGCCTTACTTATACTACCAACAACAGGACTTGCTTCTTTGTCATTTAGTATTGCGGGTACATGGGTGGGTACATTAGCCTTTCAATCCAGTTTGGACGGAATTACTTGGAATACACTTTTAGTTACAGATAATACAGGTACGCTTGTTACTCAAACAACTATTAACGGTATTTTCATAGCAGCCGTAGCAACACAAAGATTTTATAGAGTTATAGCAACAGCATGGACGTCAGGCACAGCAACGCTTGTTTATTACGGTTCAGCGATACCATCAGCAGTTATAAATACACCGAGTTCAAGAATTGCCGTAACTATAACCGCAGCAACAGGTGTAGCAGCAACACTAACAATTCCCGCAGTAGTAGCGCAGTTTCATTACATCACTTCTTTAGAGATTAGATTGTATTCTACAGCAGCAAGGGTAGGCGCAGCAACACCTATATTGGTATCAACAACCAATATTCCAGGTGCTATTGCTTACACGTTTGAAACCGCAGGAGCAGTGGGAACAAATACGCCAATACAAGGATATAATTTAGCGTTACCATTAAAATCATCTGTATTAAACACAGCGACAACAATAGTAGCGCCCGCAGTAGTAGGTGGTATCTGGAGAATAACAGCAACGTATTTTACAGGAGCATAATAATACATTTACCCTTTCATACACTTGAAAGGGTTTCTTATGCTGTAAAAATAAATTACGTTGATAGCGTAATATTTAAATAAAAAGATTATATTTGCTTTTATTATCAATGTTGTGAAACATCGTATTTTATGGGTTTATTCAATTTATGGGGTAAAAGTATCAACGTGGAGCGAGACCGTGAGGGTGTCTTTACCTATTCTTTTTTAGAAAATGGAGGTTTTTCAAACTCCAAAAACTATCTTAATACTTCATTAACAAATCCTGTTCTATTGGCTATCATAGCTTTGAGAAGTAAGATTTATTCTCAAATGAAGATCACGCATTTAGATCCGTCAGGCAATCCAATTGAGAACAGCGACATTATAAAGTTGTTCAGACAGCCAAATTACTTTCAATCACAACAAGACTTCTTGTTTCAGCAAATGTGGTTCTTATCTGCTACAGGTACGAATTTGACGTATCGTATTAATGCGTTATCACAAGCGAAGTCCTTATACAATCTTATTCCAAGTGAGATCAAATTACATGATACGCAAAAGCTAAAGAAATTTATATCTACCAAGAAAGATATAGCAGCGTATGAAGAGCAGTCAATTACCTACACTTTGGATGAGGAAAAGATAAATATCAAACTAAAAGATATTATCCCTACGTATGACTTAGCCAATGGATTAACTACTAATTCTCTAATGAGTTCCACCAGTCGATTAAGTGGTATAGCAAAGACCATCGAGAATATAGATGAAAATCTGTTATCTAAGAACGTTAACTTAAAGATGAGCCAGAAGTATTTGGTAGCTTCTGAAGGTGACGGTAATCAGGCGCAAATACAAGATGGAGATAGAAACGACATAATAAGAAAGATAGGCTCTAAATCAGTACTAATAACCAATCAGTTAGTAAAGGCTCAGCATTTAGTAAGCGACATGAAAAAATTGTTTTTAGACGAACAGTTCTCTCATGATGCGTTGACGTGTTTACTTGCTTTTGACATGAACAGGGATATACTTAACTATTTCAGTAACGGGGCATCGACACACGAGAATCAATCACAGGGGTTTATCAATTGGATTCAGAACTCCATACAAAACGATGCAGATAATACGATGAACAGCTTTGCGAGTTCTTTTGGTTTAATTGACAGTAACGAGAGCCTAAAAGCATCGTTCGATCATTTGCCAGTAATGCAGTTGGTTATGAAGTCTAAAATTGAAACGCTGCAACTATACATTAATACTTTAGTTGATTATCCAATTGAAACAAAAATAAAGTTAATCGAGGAATTTAAAGAAACATTAGGATTATGAAAGCAATACTAAAAGATTTTACACCCGAAGAAAAGAAAGCATTTATAGATAAGATCAAAGCCGAAAAGCAAAAAGAGAATCAGGACAACAAAATAGTAACGAAATGAATATAGCCGACTTAGTAGCAAACAAATCAGAGTTAATCCAACTAAAGAAAGCCGAAATTAAAACGGTAAAAGGTGGGATTAGTTCCGTAAGCAAAACCGCAGATACTTCTTTAAAAGGCGTATTCAAAGACAATGATACCTCATTAGAACGCACCATAGTAGGCAATACTTATTTATGGATGGATTCTCACGATGATGTTCACGCTAAAGGATGCTTTACGAAATCGGTAAAAGAAAATAAAAACATATTTCACCTTCACGATCACGAATTTAAACTGACTTCTAAAGTAGGAGAACCTAAAAAAACATATGAAGAAGATATCGCCTGGAAGGATTTAGGCATTAACAAATCAGGAATGACTCAGGCTTTATTTATGGACACTGAAATATTTAAAGATTATAACAGTCAAATATTTAACGAATACAAAGCGGGACGTATCAATCAACATTCTGTTGGGATGCAATACGTAAAGATTGATTTAGCCGTAAACGATGAAACTTTTGAAGCTGAGTTCAAGTTATGGACGGATCACATCGAAACAATAGGCAACCCAGACAGAGCCACTGAAAAAGGGTTCTTTTGGTTGGTTCGTGAAGCAAAGTTAATTGAAATCAGTGCCGTTTTATTAGGCAGTAATGAATTGACACCTACGCAAAGAGAAAAAATAGAAGAGCCGGCTATCGAAGTCACTCCAAAAATAGAGCCGACAACAGTCACTCAAACGAGTAAAAGAAGAGATATTTAATTTTAAACACAACACAAATGAAATTTACCTACAAAAGTCAAGAAGACATTGACAAAATGACTGCTGTTGAAGCAGACACCTACAAAGGCGAGCAAAGAGATTTTGAAGCCAAAGCCAACAAAGAAGCTATTGAATTAGCCGTAAAAGGAGCGAAAGACGAATTTACAGCCGAATTAAAAAAAGCAAACGACAACGCTACAGAATTAGCATTGAAAGTTACTGAATTGGAAACTAAAGGCAGCAATTCATCTGAAGGCGGTGCTTTATCTAAAGGATTGAAAGAAAACAAAGAAGCGATTAAAGAAGTGGCTAAAGGAGGTAACTCTGAAATTGTTATCAAAGCGGTTTCAAACAGAGCCTCTGTAGTTGGAAATGCAAGTAATACTGTATTGCCTGGTATCGGACAGATTGCAACAAGAAAATTGTCTTTATACGATATTTTCTCAAAAGTACCTGTAACAGACAACAACAACAACGGAACAATGCGTTACTACGATTGGGATGATGCTACGACTGTAAGAGCTGCTGCATCTATCGCTGAAGGGGTTGCTTTTCCACAATCTACTGCTAAATTCAAAACTGCTACAGTTGTAATCGAGAAAATCGGGGACACTTTGCCAGTTACAGAGGAATTTATGGAAGATGACGCCATGTTCGCTGCTGAATTGGAATTGTTCTTAGTAACAAACGTTGAATTAGCTATTGATGAGCAATTATGTAACGGTACAGGAGTATCAAATACATTAATTGGTCTTTACGCTAGTGCTCCTGCTTACGTTCCTACTGCTCAGGGAATTTCAGATGCTAACATCTTTGATTTAGTTTTAAAAGTATCTGAGGACATTACAGTTACAGGCGGTTCAAGATTTGCACCTGATACTATTATCGCCAGAAAATCAGTAATCAATCAAATGAAACTGAAAAAGGATGCAAACAAAAATTACATGACACCTCCATTTGTTTCTGCTGACGGAAACAACATTGATGGAATGTTAGTAATTGAAAGTAATGTAGCACCTGCAAATACTTTGGTTATTTGTGACAGAAAATTTGGTAGAATCTACGAAAAAACAGGACTTGTTTTATCTAAAGGATTGGTAGCTAATCAATTCGTTGAAGATGCTATGACTTTGAAAGCAAGAAAAAGATTGGCGTTCTTAATTAAAAACTCTGACAAAGGAGGATTTAGAAAAGTAACGTCTATCTCTGCTGCCTTGACAACTTTGGCAACAGTACCGGTATAGTATGATTGACATCGAATTTATAAAAGAATTCGCTGACAAGAAAATTGGAGACATTTTTAAGTGTGACAGTCAATTGGCTGCACACTTAATAGGTGTCGATAAAGTAGCGAAACTTTACAAAGCAAAAGCGATAAAACCCAAAAAATAATAAAAAATGCAGATAGTAGACAAATCATTCTTTAACCAACAAAATTACCTTCATATTCCTTTGAGCGTAAACGATCCAAGCGGAAGTGTTACGCCAAGCAACGCATCGGAGTTAGATAATTTATGTATAGTGTTGGAGCGTGAAATATTACTAAACGCATTGGGTTTAAGTCTTTACAACGAAATAAAAGCATTAACGGAAACTACAATAGAGCTTCCCATAAACGCAAAGTTTAAGAAACTGATTCGAGGAGATGAGTATAACGGTAAAATATGGCTTGGACTGAGTCATAGTGATTCTCTAATCGCTAATTACATTTATCAGGAGTTCGTCACCCAGACAGATATCAGACTAAGCGCAACAGGGGCAAAGAAAGTGAATCCCGAAAATGCAACCAATCAAACTCCTAAATATTTAATAGCGGGAGCATCGCAGAAATTCATAAAACAGTATCAAAGCGAGTACTTGATACATCCGATTATCGAAGGTTGTTTTATTGATTGGTTCGGATGTGACGGCATAGAAAAGAGTCTTTACGGTTATTTAATGGAAAACAAAGCAAGTTTCTTGAATTGGAAATCTGAGAATTTCAAAGTGTACGAAACCAAAAATAGTTTTGGACTATGATAGTGTTTGAAGAAAAGTTTAGGGAGTTAATCGCATTACTGCCACCACACAAGCAAGGACTTATTTTATTTCCTGTTCGCTATGATTGGGGAACGCCTGATGTGTTAAACAAGTTCCTTTTACTTCCAGAGAACATATCTAAATATCCATTAATATGGCTGATTACTGGTAAGGACACTGAGGATTATATCAGTAAAACAGTAACAAGAAAGGCACGTTTTGTTATCGCCACACGTTCCAACGATGTGGATAAGTTCAACGAAACACAATACCAGACCGATTTTAAAAATATTCTGATTCCTGTTTATTCCAATTTAGTAACACTTTTAGAAAGAAGCGGGATAACTACTATTTTAAATCAGGTAATTGACAAAGAATTAGCGCCGAACTATTCCTTAAAGGATAACGGAAAAGGACTGATTACGATTTGGAACGCTATTATAGTGGATGTTGAAATTGAACTGAACGGCAAACGTTGCATAAACAAAAACATAAAATTCTAATGGCACAGGAAAAAGAAATAAAACAAGCCCCATTTAAGAAGTATATGGTGCTTAAAGATTTTACCCTTGATAAAAGTTATACAAGGAGCGAAACAATCGAATTGAACAACTCGAAAGTAGCGCAATTATTAATTAATGAACAATACATAAAATAATATGTTAGTAAATCAAATAGACAAATTAGCGTGTGGCGCAGGCGATGCGTTAGGAACGGGACAACAAGGCTGCCCTATTGATTGGGACAGAATCTCGACACTTAAACTAACTCCAAGAGGGTTTATCTTTACAGATAAAGACACTTTGACATCGATCAGAACGGCACAGCAAATGGGTAAAGTGTTTATCGTAAATAACATTGACCGTTTTGCTTTAGTGCCTCAGGAGGTTTCGGTAGATACCACAGACGGATCAGGAAAGAAAACCGTTAACGGTGAATTACCGTATGAGTACGAATTGATGTTTAAAAATCAAGGATTGAATTTCTGGAAAGCAATGCGTTCTTTGGATTCAGCAGGAGTTTATGACGTTACATTCTACGATGTGGAAGGAAACGAGTTCTTTACCAAATCGAAATTAGGTGCGCCAAAAGGGTTTGGTTCTTATATGATTAAGACAGGACAGTACAAAGGTAGAGAAGGGAATACACCTGCGGAATTTAAAACAATGATTCAGTTATCTGACTTTAAAGAAATGGAACGTATGTCGTTTATTTCAGCAGACGAATTGGATTATTCAGCGCAAAGTGATTTAGAAGGTATCAATCAGGTTGTTTTAACCGCTTCGCCTTTGATCTTAGCTGCAACTACCTTGACTGTAAAAGCTACTTTATTAGACAGAACGCATTTTGTAGATGGTCTTTTAGTGGGTAATTTCAGAGTAATGAAAGGCGGGGTATTGGTAACGGTTTCTGCGGTTGTTACTAATGTAAGCACAGCATCATACGCTCTAACTATTCCTGCTGCAACGGCTGGAACTTACACGGTGGAACTTTACGATATAACGTTATCAGTACCGAATATCAGAGTAGCTACAGGATTGTTATTTAAATCTAATGTTGCCACTGTTATTGTTGCATAATTAATTTAAAAGAAAGGAGATTAAAGGGCGTAGTATTAATTTATTACGCCTTTTTTTGTATCTTTGAGTTACGTTATAAGAGAAGTATATGACAATTGACGTTTATTTAAAGAAGGCTAACTTTGTTCGGGATTCGCTACTTGACGAAATCGAGCGTATTTTGTATGCCAAAGAAAAAGAGATAGTGAACTTGAACATAATACAGATTGAAAACAGCACGGGAAATGACGGGAAACTGTTAAACAATACAGACACCCGATTCAAAGGCGTTTACAGTTTAGCTACTCAATTACTAAACCCAAAGAAAATAGCGGGCGATCCGTATGACTTTCGCAATACGGGAAACTTTCTGAATAACTTTGAATTATACGTAAATCCGAACCTTACACAAGTTGAAGTATTTTCAACAGGAACGGGAGCGAATGAAAAAGCGGATTTTTTCAGAGGATATAAAAACATATTTGGACTTGACAAACAAAACC